AGTTCTTGGACATCGTTACCGACATATAATTCTCCTTCTGGTGGTTGACTGTAACTAATGAGTCTTGCTGTTGTCAGCATTTTATTTATTTCCTTATTCTCCGTCACTATCATCCTCTTTCTTTTTCAATGAATAACCACCTGTTGGTAGTTCTTCCCATAGTATTGTATCACCTGTATCCCAACCAACTTGGTCTATGCAACCTGGCGGGAATTCTATGAACAGTTCTTTTGTTTTACCGTCCTGTTGAATTTCAACTATCCAACTATTCTGTGACATTTGTTTATACTTCATCACATATCCTTTTAAAAAGTAGACAGTTTCTCATCATGTCTAGGATGGCCCACTCCTGTGACACCATCTGTTCAGTTATTTTATAAGGGGAACAGAACCCTTAACATGGTGCGCCTAGAGAGACTTGAACTCCCACGCCTTGCGGCACTAGAACCTAAATCTAGCGTGTCTACCAATTTCACCATAGGCGCTTCGTCTTATTTAAACCTACGAGGTTTAGGACGATACCCACCACGATTGCTGTTTTCAGCAAGTCGTTTACTTAGATCTTGATCACGCTTTACAAGTTCTGCGTTATCAAACTCTAGTGCCTTCACACGAGCATTACTCTCATCAAGTTTTGCACGATAGAAGTCTCGTTCCCTAATCAATTCTTCCTGTGTCATCAGAAAGTCTCCTTAATCAGTTTGAGAAGTTGAGATTTACATTTCTGTTTATCAAAATTTAGAAATGCAGCGTATTTTACGACTAATCGTCTATTATCAGGCCATACTAAATCATCTTTTAATTCCTTATCCCATCGGTTTACATAATTCAGTAACCCTTGTAGGATTACCATCGTTTCCAAACTAATCCTTTTTGCAAGGAAGTTCTTTAATAATACAGGATGTTGTCCCTTTTGTAAAGAGAAAATTTCATCAAATTCTGATATTTGTGAAAATAAAAACCTCATATCTGTGATAAAATTATAGGTCAACGACTGTTTATACTTTGTCCAATTAGAATAATTTGTTTCGTTAAAATCTCCCAACCAACCTTTTGGACTGCACACAAAGTTACTAATAAAGTAATCTTGTGTAGATTCACCATATTTCTTTGCAACACGAGCAAAAAAATATCTATCTTTTCTTTTTAAGAATGATGCCTTTGATGCACGAGTTTTGCCTCCATATTGAGAATAGTCATAATCCGAATTGAAATGTAATTTTAGACCAATATATACTTGATAGGCTTCCCACGCTTCCATTGGAAACTCCTTAGATTGGTAGGGTTGCGACTCGTGGTAGGAAGTTGAGTTCTCTAGCGTCTGCTTCGATTTTCTCTTTTAATGGTTTTGAGATAAGAGGAGCGATTGCGTCAGGCTCCATTGAATTTTTTTCACAATAATCTAGAATTGCTTCCATATATGTAGAACCTCCTGCGGCAACCATTTTTTCAATAATCACTGCAAACTTTTTTGGGGTCATCACTGCTAATTCTTCTAAGTTCATAATCTATCCTTTTGTTTGTTTTAAGTGGTAAGGGGACAACCGGCATCCCCTTACCTTTATTGAGCAGAGCCAGTTTATAGATACTGGATGCAAATTTATCTACTTGTTCTCAGTAATGAACTTGTAGAACTCCTGTGCTTGTTTAACAACTTCAGTTGGTTGATACATCGTTGGAGTGTATTCAGAAAGAAACTCTTTTGCATCTTTGCCTGCGTCTTTCCACTGTTCCAAAGCCTGATGTGTCATGTCCATCTGCGAGTGATATGCTTGATCAAGCATTTCTTTTGCCATCTTGAGAGTTTCAAGACGAATTTCGTATGGATTTTTATTAGACATAATTTTCTCCTTTGTGTCTGTGTGTGTGTTGTGGACTAACCGTTGATCCACACGGATGTATTAAGGCATCACCCTTCAATAAACTATCTCCGCAACCACAGTAGTTTAAGAAGTTTATTGCGTTTGTGTTCTTGTATCAATCTTCGATACGTCCACATCTGCCAAAGTTCCATACCACTCTCCTTTTTACAGTTGAGTGCGTTCCTTCTGCATTATGCATACTTCCGTCCTCTACTGAGGATGAACGTGGTAGGTTATTCTGTTACTAGGAAACCTACCGAAACCCTATCCGATTATGCTGCTAGAGCAAAATCTTGAGGTGCAAAGTTATCGTTTGCAGTTACTTTTTTTGGACTATTACGCATCCATCCGACAGTTCTACTCGCCTCTATCCTTGCCAGTCGATCCTATTTCGCCCCCATCATAAGCACACTAAAGTCCAAGATAT